TTTATAACTTGTTTGTTAGACTACGGCGAGCCTACTGGACAAGAGGCATTTGATAACACTACCAACAACAACAGTGATTTTGTGTTTGATGAATTAGGTTTAAAATCGTATAGTGCGACTGGACAAAGTAGATTGTTAACTCATGTTATATTTCATCCAGTACAAAAGAGTCTTAATAGATTAATTCAGGTTGATTATACTGTTAGAATACAAAGTTTAACAGGTCTGAATGAGGTGGCACAATGAGCTATACAGTAAGATTTACAGATGAGCCCAATAACGGTAGTATCGTAGTTGCCGATGGGCAAGTTGATGATTACACAACAAGTATTAATTTTGTAGGTAAAAATTTTCCAGGATACGGTACATACATAGCAGAAAATTTTTTACATATGTTAGAAAATTTTTCTAGTGCTACTGCTCCAGCTAATCCGATAATTGGACAATTATGGTACGACACAGATGTAACTAGTGCAGAACCGCAGCCTCAGTTAAAAATTTATGATGGCACAACGTGGTCAGCAGCAGGAAATGTTCAGAAAGCTGCAACTGCTCCTTTAGCAGCCAATAGTGTTATTGGCGACATATGGGCAGATACTGCTAACCAACAACTATATCTGTGGTCAGGTTCTAGCTGGATTTTAGTAGGGCCTCAGTTTAGTGAAGGCAGTTTGACTGGTCCTAAGGTCGAACAAATTTTTGATGTTTTAAATGCTAGTCACAATATAATTACTTTTTATATTTCTAACAATCCAGTCCTTATTGTTAGTGGTGATGATTTTACTCCAAAAGCAGTTATAGAGGGATTTCCTTTAATAAGAAAGGGGTTAAATCTTGTTAATACTAATTCAGCCGGAGTAACGGATAGTGCCACAGGATTTAAATTATATGGAACTGCTTCAGACAGCGAGAAATTAGGCGGTGAACCTGCTACTAGTTATCTTAGATCTAATGTAGCAAGTGTTACTAACTCTCCGTTATCAATTAGAAATAATCAAGGATTAACCTTAGGAGCAGATTTATCAGTTAGTATTAGTAATAATGATGCTGGAGCGACTGTTATCTATAACAGAACAGAGGGTTCTAGTATTTTTATAAGAACAAATAAAGACGGTTCGAGCCAAGATGTTATTACAGTCAGCGGTACTAATGTAGGTATTAATAAAACTAACCCAACAGAAGCATTAGACGTAGTTGGAAAAATTAAAGTAACTGACGGATTTAATATTTCAAGTACAGTAGATGCAACAGACCTTACTACAGGAAGTTTACAAACAGCAGGCGGCGCAAGTATTACTAAGTCGTTACAAGTTGGACAAACTCTTTCTGTACATGGTACTACTAACACAAAGAGTATTTTACCTACTGCTATTAACACTTATGATATAGGTAGTGCTACTTTTCCTTACAGAAATATTTTTGCTAATTCAGTAAGTGCCACTACGTTTTCGGGATCATTCACAGGACAATTTATTGGTTCAGTAACAGGTACTGCAAGTAAATTGGCTAGTGCAACATCATTTAGTTTAACTGGAGATGTTACTAGTAATACTATTAGTTTTAATGGACAGCAAACTGGTGGTCTAGCTACTTTTACAACACAAATTAACCAAGATTTTATTAATGCTAAAACTGCTATTAATTTCACAAATAGCGACGATGCTTTAATTTTGCATAGACCTACAGTAGGCTTGCGTAAAATTACAGTGGGTAATTTCTTTAGCACAGCTGGAGTTTTGCCTGTAGGTACTATTATTCCTTTTGCTGGTCCTGGACCAACTCCGCCACCAGGATTTTTATTTTGTGATGGTAGTGAAGTATTAGTATCAAGTTATCCAGCGTTATATGACTTAATTCAATATACTTACAAACCTGTCGGGTTATTATTAGGTGTAGGAACATTTGCATTACCAGACTTAAGAGGAAGATTTGCACTAGGTGCTGACAATATGATAAACGGGTTTATCGTTCCTTTACAAGCTGGCGGAACAGGAACTACAACGATAGACAAAAATGGAAATCCAAGTACCGTTGCAAATAGAGTCACTGATGTAACTGCGGACAGTATTGGTTCAGGAAATGGATTAGAAGACTATTCTTTAGCAGTAGCAGATCTTCCAGATCATAAACACGATTTAAGGGGAACTACATCTTCAGGAACTAAAGGCAATCAGTATTATGCAATTAGAAATTCTGCAGATCCTATATCAGACATTGACGCTGTACCGCATACAACTAACGGTCCTAATAGCGCAGGAACCGGACAATTTTTAACTAATAGTGGCGGCGTTGACGCACCTGTTTTAGGAAACCCAGTAAATTTAATGAATCCGTATCTTACAATCAATTATATAATTTACACAGGTGAGTTTACCTAAGGATATACGATGGCATATAAAATTAATAAAACAGATGGGTCTCTACTTGTAGAAATAATAGATAGCAATATAGATCAAACCACGACAGATATTACCATAATTGGTAAAAATGTATCTGGTTATGGCGAATATATTAATGAAAACTTTATTAAAATTTTAGAAAATTTTGCTAATGATAGTGCTCCTAGTAATCCTATAGTAGGTCAAATATGGTTTGATACTGCTGAAAACAGATTAAAAGTCTACGATGGTGCCGGATTTAGAATTGGTGCAGGTCCTATTGTTTCAGGAAATCAGCCTCCGTTAATTCAAGGCGATACGTGGATTAACAGTACAGAAAATCAGGTTTATGTGAACGATGGTCAAGACACTTTTTTGGTCGGACCCATATATAGCCGAACTCAGGGCATATCAGGGCCAACGGTAGAAACAATCTTAGATACAAATAATATTCCAAGAACAATTGTTAAATTCTGGGTAGGTAATACTTTATTGGGTATCTTTAGCAAAGAAGTAGTCGAATTTACGCCATTACAAAGTATTGCTCAATTTGTAGGAAATATTGGTCCAGGATTTAATCAAAGTACATTGCCAGGACAGAAATTCAAAATTACCGCTACTAAAGCAGATTCTTTAGTCGATTCTGTTGGAAATATTTTTGACACTGATAGTTTCATGAAATCAGAAACTAATACAGGATCAACAGGTACAGTGACTTTGATCAATAGTTTACCATTAATTTTAGGCCCAGGCGGAAACAACGAAATAAGATCAGATAGCAACGCATTTCAACTAATTTCTAATACTTCAAATCAAGTTTTTAGAATAAGAACAAAAAATTCTACAAACACTAAAGACGCAATTACGATTAATTCTGCAAGCGACTTCATGGGTGTTTTTAATGCTACACCTGCTTACACCTTAGATGTTGGCGGTAGTATGAGAGTAAGCGGTAATTTATTAGTTGAGGGTAGCACTACTACAATTAATAGTACAAACTTAGTAATCGAAGATCATATTATTGAACTGGCTGCTAATGCAGATAGTTCTGTATCAGACAATTATGCAGATCAGGGCGGAATAGTATTAAGAGGTACTACTGATCACAAGTTAACATGGAATTTAGCAAATACTGCATGGAAAAGCACAGAAAGCTTTGATGTTGCAGTAGGAAAAGATTACAAAATTAATGGTGCATCAGTTTTAAATTCCACGACTTTAGGTCCTACAGTAGTTTCTAGTAGTCTTACAAGTTTAGGAATTTTATCACAATTAATTGTAGATAATATTTTTATTAATTCAAATAGAATTACAGCTACAAATACTGATGGTAATGTAGAATTAGAAGTTAACGGAACAGGAAAAATTCAACTAATTGGTCCTAATGCTAGAATCGCAGGAGTTGTAGATCCTATAGATCCGCAAGATGCTGCTACTAAAAATTATGTTGATGCAACACTTAGATCTCGTACATTGACACTAAGTATGGATATTACAGGATTAAGTGATACTGATATTGAAGATGTTTTAGCAATAATCGCACCAGAACCTGAATATGAAGAAGACGCAGAATGTAGAATTCACTGTACAGAACAAGTTATAACATATCCTGATGTAACATTAAGTTCGTCAACTTTTCCTCTAGTTAACGGTGAAATTGTAAAGACTTTTGTCACTGTAGATAAAGCAGGCGGCAGCGAAAATCAAAACGTTCTTGTTGATTTTACTACAAATAACATGAATTTAGGATCAGCTACTGTTTCAGTAAATAGAACAAACAAGCTATTTAGGTTAGTAAGTGATAGCACAGTGCTAAAATGGACGTTTATAGGCAATCTATGACCGTAAACAAAGAATTAAAATACTAATAAATATACTAAGTTAAGGGGTATTACACATGCCATACAGTATTGATAGATACAATGGAACAACACTAGCAGTAGTCGAAGACGGAACCATAGATACTACTACAGATATTAAGCTAATCGGCAAGAATTATGCTGGATATGGCGAGGCTCAGAATGAAAATTTGGTGCATATGCTGGAGAATTTCAGCAGCCCAAGTGCTCCTCCAAAGCCTTTAAGCGGCCAAATTTGGTACGATAGTTCATCTAAAAAGCTTAAATTTTACGATCAATCTAAGTGGAGAACTACAGGGGGTGCTGAAATTTCTTCTACGGCACCAACAGGTTTAACAACTGGTGATTTCTGGTGGGATACAGCTAATAATCAGCTTTATTCTTGGGACGGTGCAGAATTTGTGCTAGTTGGACCACAAGCTGCTGTAGGAAGCGGAACCACACAGATGCGTTCTCGCAGTGTAAGAGATAATACTAATGTTTCCCATGCAATTATTGAAGCATTAGTAGATGAAGAAACAATTTATATTATTAGTGCTGATGCATTTACATTGGATGCAGTAGTTAATCCAATTACAGGATTTAGCCAAATTAAACAAGGTATCACTTTAATTAATACTCCTGCATCAGGAGCAACATCTAGTGCTCACAGATATTGGGGCACTGCCAGCGATTCCGACAGATTAGGCGGTGTTACTGCTGCTAATTTCGTTAGAAGCGACCAAACACCTACTTTTTCAGTGGTAGCACGTTTCTTCGACCCAGGATTTACAGTAGGTGACAGTAATGATTTAGAAGTATCAGTAACTGGCGATGTAGCAACTATTAAAAATACTGTCGGAACACGAATTAATTTTCAAACAACATCTAGCGGAACAAAAACACCTATTATT